TACAATCTTTCTCCTCCCCTTAATTAGTTATCCGTGAGAACACACGGGTAACTTTTTTATGTATTGATGTGATATGGGTGGATAAACTTGAATAAATAACAAATTAACAAATGATTTATTACTTGCCATAATAAATGTGAAACTTGCTTATCATTACAAGCCAATTCATCAAATCACTTATTAATATCCCAGTTATAAAAACATAATCATTAGGCACTGTTTATGCAGTGTCTTTTTTTATACGTCAAATAAAGGTGCTTAACCGTGAGAGTAGGTGGTAATATACGATGACGAAACTGAATCTTAAACAACAAACATTTGTTGATGAGTACATTAAGACAGGTACTGCTTATCAATCGGCAATCAGGGCTGGTTATAGTGAGAAATACGCAAAATCAAGTAGTCATAAATTGTTGGAAAATGTGGGAATAAAAGCAGAAATAGACAAACGAATGGAAAAACTGAAAAAAGATTCAATTGCAGACCAAGACGAAATACTTCAATATCTCACTTCTGTATTACGTGGGGAAATAACAGACCAAGAACTCATACCGATTGGAATTGGTAGAGGAGAAATGGAAGTAGAGTCTTTGGAAAAACGATCAGATACTAACGCTAGAACGAAAGCTGCAGAATTATTAGGTAAACGATATATGATGTGGACAGACAAGCAACAAATTGAAACAACTGCGACGGTACAGTTCAATGACGATATCGATTAATCTATCTGAACTGTTACCTAAACACTTTCATAGCTTATGGAAAGCGACTAAAGATAGAGAGAAGTTGAACATAGTAGCTAAAGGTGGACGTGGTAGTGGTAAGTCGTCTGACATATCTATCATCATTACACAGTTAATCATGCGTTATCCTATGAATGCAGTTGTAGTACGTAAGACAGACAATACATTAGCTACATCAGTATTTGAGCAAATTAAGTGGGCGATAGAAGAACAAAAGGTGTCGCACCTGTTCAAAGTCAAAGTGTCGCCAATGGAAATTACGTATGTTCCTAGAGGGAATCGGATTATCTTTAGAGGGGCGCAGAACCCTGAACGATTAAAGTCGTTAAAAGATAGTCGGTTCCCTTTTTCTATCATGTGGATAGAGGAGTTAGCAGAGTTCAAGACAGAAGATGAAGTTACTACAATTACTAACTCTATGTTACGTGGAGAATTAGATGACGGATTATTTTACAAGTTTTTCTTTAGTTATAACCCGCCTAAGAGAAAACAATCGTGGGTTAACAAAAAATACGAAACCTCATTCCAACCGGATAATACATTTGTACATCATTCAACGTACTTAGATAATCCTTTTATATCTAAACAATTCATACAAGAGGCAGAGAGTGCGAAAGAACGTAACGAACAACGTTATCGTTGGGAATATATGGGTGAAGCTATTGGTAGTGGCGTTGTACCGTTTAACAACTTGCAAATAGAGAAGATACCTGATGACTTATACAAGACATTCGATAATATACGTAATGCAGTTGACTTTGGTTATGCTACTGATCCACTAGCATTTGTACGTTGGCACTATGATAAGAAGAAACGTATTATCTATGCAGTTGATGAACACTATGGTGTACAAATAAGCAATAGAGAGTTTGCTAACTGGTTAAAACGTAGAGGCTATCAATCAGATGATATATTCGCAGATAGCGCTGAACCGAAGTCGATTGCAGAGCTGAAACAAGAACACGGTATCAAGAGAATTAAAGGTGTGAAAAAAGGTCCTGACAGTGTAGAACACGGGGAACAATGGCTTGATGATTTAACAGCTATTGTGATAGATCCTAACAGAACACCTAATATAGCGAGAGAATTTGAGAATATCGACTATGAAACTGACAAAGACGGCAACGTTAAACCGAGATTAGAGGATAAAGACAATCATACGATAGACGCCACTAGATACGCCTTAGAGCGTGACATGAGGCAGAATAAACTTAGCATACTTACGTAAACGAGGTGATTAGCATTAACTGGCCATGGGATAAACCATATCACGAACAAGTGGTAGAACAAATCAAACCGAAGTATGAAACGCAAGAAGAAATGATATTGCGCTTGGTTAGAGAACATAAAGAGAATATAGACAATATCACAATGGGCGAAAGATATTATAATCATCACCCAGATATATTAGACGCTCCTTCCAAAAAAGATGTAAACGGCGACTATGACGAAACTAAACCGGACTGGCGCATGTATACTAACTACCATCAAAACTTAGTAGACCAGAAAGTAGCTTATGCAGTTGCTAATCCTGTGACATTTGGTGTAGATAATGACAAAGCATTAAAACAAATACAACACACACTTAATCACAAGTGGGATGACAAATTAGTAGATATATTAACTGCTGCAAGTAATAAAGGTATCGAATGGGTTCAACCTTATGTAGATGAAGAGGGAGAATTTAAAACGTTTCGTGTACCTGCAGAACAAGCTGTACCTATTTGGACTAATAAGGAAAGAGATGAACTGCAAGCGTTTATCCGTGTATATGAATTAGACGGAGCAGAACGTGTTGAGTATTGGACAAAAGATGATGTGACATTCTATGAATTGAAAGAAGGGCAACTCATTCCTGATTTCTATCGTAGTGAAGATCATATACAACCTCATTACTATCAAGGTAATAAATTGATGAGTTGGGGGCGTGTTCCTTTTATTCCGTTCAAGAACAACCCACAAGAAGTATCTGACCTATTCATGTACAAAACAATCATAGATGCGTTAGATAAGCGATTATCTGATACACAAAACACTTTTGACGAATCAGTAGAGCTAATCTATATCTTAAAAGGTTATGAAGGTGAAGATATGAAAGACTTCATGCATAACCTTAAATACTACAAAGCAATTAGTGTTGCAGGGGAAAGTGGTTCAGGTGTAGATACTATCAAAGTTGAAGTACCTATCGACTCTGTTAAGGAATACACGAAGATGTTACGTGATTACATTATAGAGTTTGGGCAAGGCGTAGACTTCCAACAAGATAAGTTTGGTAATAGCCCTAGTGGTATTGCACTTAAGTTTATGTACAGTAACTTAGACTTAAAAGCTAATAAATTGAAGAACAAAACACTTACTGCGTTACAAGAATTATTGCAGTACATTATCGATTTCTACAGATTAGATGTGAAAGTGCAAGACATCGAGATTACGTTCAACTTCAATGTAATGGTTAATGAGTTAGAAAACTCTCAAATTGCTATGAATTCTACAGGGTTATTATCTAAAGAGACTGTTCTTTCTAATCATGCTTGGGTTGAAGATCCTGTAGCTGAAATGGAAAGAATAGAACAAGAAAACATAGAACTCAACCAACAACTCCCTAACATTGAGGAGGGATTGAATGACGAGCAACAAAGACAATCCGAAAATAACCAACCAGAATGACATCGACAATTACATCGACAAACTGGTTAATCAAGCAGAGAAAGAAATCGAAATACTATTTGCTAAACGTTTGAAAGAAATCAAACAGATTATTGCGAACATGTATGAGAAATACGATAGAGATGAACCACAAGTGACGTGGACTGAATTCAATAAATACAACAGGCTCAACAAAGAACTTAATCGTATAGGACAGATGTTATCTCAAGACTACAGAGAAGTCGCTAAGGCTATCAAACAATCACAACAGAACGTCTATATCGAAAAGTACATGATGAGCCTATTTTTGTATGAAGTAGCAAGTCAAACGTCTATGAACTTTGATATACCTACTCCGCAGACAATACAGACGGCAATTGAACAACCTATTGAGTTTATCAAGTTAGTACCTACACTACAGAAACATCGTGATGATACATTAAAACGTATTCGTACACACATAACACAAGGCATTATGAGTGGTGAGGGATATTCTAAGATAGCTAAAGCATTAAGAAATGATTTAGGTATGTCAAAAGCTCAATCAGTAAGAGTAGCACGTACAGAAACAGGACGCGCATTGTCACAAGCAGGATTAGATAGTGCAATGGTAGCTAAAGATAACGGACTTGATATGAAGAAACGTTGGTATGCTACTAAAGATACACGCACACGTGATACACACAGACACTTAGACGGCACTTCGGTCGATATTGAAGATAACTTTCACTCAAGTGGTTGTGTAGGTCCTGCACCTAAATTATTTGTTGGTGTAGCTAGTGCAAAAGAGAATATTAACTGTCGTTGTAAGCTTCTTTATTACATAGACGAAGATGAATTACCTACAACGATGAGAACTAAAGAAGATGGCGTGATACCTTTCACTAACTATAGAGAGTGGGAGAAGAACAAACGTAAGCAGTAAACACTCGACCTTAGCACCGTCGTTAAAAGGCTTCTTTTTTATACAAATCTTTCGTGTCGTAACACGTTAAAAACGTAAAAGGAGTAGTTAAATATGGACTTATACGCATTATTAGGGCAATTTAAAGACGGTGAAATCGATAAACAGAAAGTGATTGATGCTATTGATGAATCGAAATCAGGTATGGTACCACGTTCTCGATTGAATGATAAGAACGCTGAAATCGATGAATTAAAAGCAGAGATTACTAACCGTGATGAACAAATTGCCAAGTTACAAGACTCTGTGAAAGATGATAGCGAGTTACAAAAAGAACTCGACGAATTAAAAGATAAAAACGCAGAGTGGCAAACTAAGTACCAAGAATCACAATTGAATAACGCTGTTAAGTTAGCAGTTGCTAAAGATGCAAATGACGCTGACGATATTCTAGCTCTCATTAACAAAGACGAGTTAGAACTACAAGACGACGGCAATGTTAAAGGTTTAGATAAAGCGATTGAATCGTTAAAAGAGTCTAAGTCTTATTTATTTGCTGAAAGTAAACCAAGTGGGCGCACACCATATGACGGCAAAAAAGTAAATGGTGGAATCACGCAAGAAGAATTTAACAATATGAGCGTCGCAGAGAGAACTAATCTATTCGTTAACGATAGAAAAACTTACGACACTCTAATAAACAATTAGAAAAGAGGTAATAACATATGGCACAAGGAACAACAACTAAAAGTACACAAATCGTTCCAGAAGTATTAAAACCTATGATGCAAGCAGAATTAGATAAGAAATTGAGATTTGCACAATTTGCAGACATTGACAGTACATTAGTAGGACAACCAGGCGACACTTTAACTTTCCCTGCATTTGTTTACAGTGGTGACGCTACAGTAGTACCTGAAGGACAAAAAATTCCTGTAGACAAAATTGAAACTAACAGACGTGAAGCTAAAATTCATAAAATCGGTAAAGGTACTGATATTACTGATGAAGCTTTATTATCTGGTTATGGTGATCCTCAAGGTGAAGCAGTACGTCAACATGGCTTAGCCATTGCTAACAAAGTAGATAACGACGTATTAGAAGCTTTACGAGGCACGAAATTAACAGTTAGTGGAGATATTGGTACATTAGCAGGTTTAGAAGCTGCTATTGATACATTTGACGATGAAGATTTAGAACCAATGGTATTATTCATTAACCCTAAAGACGCTGGCAAGTTACGTTCTAGTGCTTCTGCAAACTTCACTCGTGCGACTGAACTAGGCGATAACATTATCGTTAAAGGTGCATTTGGCGAAGCGTTAGGTGCTATCATTGTACGTTCTAAGAAATTAGATGAGGGCGAAGCTATTTTAGCTAAACGTGGTGCAGTTAAATTAATCACTAAACGTGATTTCTTCTTAGAAACTGACCGTGATCCTTCAACTAAAACAACTGCTTTATACAGTGATAAACATTATGTAGCATACTTATATGATGAATCTAAAGCAGTTAAGGTTACTAAAGGCGCAGGAACTACAGACTCAGGCGCATAAAAGGAGGTAGTGACGTATGTATAAAGTAATCGAATACTTCACAGACTTACAAGATGACAACTACGAATATAACGTTGGAGATACGTTCCCTCGTAAAGGTTTAAATGTAAGTGATGAACGATTAGTCGAACTATCCACAAAAGAGAACCGTCAAAACAAGCCCCTTATTAAGCGTGTAGAGAGCGATAAAGACTTAAAAGGTATGAAAGTATCAGAATTAAGAGAACTCGCTAAAGAACGTGAAATAGAGGGCTTTTCTAGTATGAAAAAAGATGAACTCATTGAAGCATTAGGAAGTGTTGAGTAATGAACGCACAAGACGTTAAATTATTAAACAATCTCTCGCTCGATGATACTTCAAATGACGAAACAATCGAATTACTTATTGAAAAGTATCTGAATGTAGCTGAAGAATATTGTAATCAAACATTCAATAGGAAGTCATTACCTAGTAATGTAGAGAAATTCATTGCTAACTGTATTAAACAAGGTACGACTAGCAATATTTCTTCACGTACTATGGGTACTGTGAGCTACACTTTCGTTACTGATCTACCTAAGGAAACATACGGTTACCTTAAACCATTTAGACGCTTACGTTGGACTGGTTATCATGTTTAATCCATTAAATGAGTTTCCTCATACAATCGAATTAGGCTCAAGAGAGGTTGTAGGAGAGTATCCACGTGAACAAGAGCGCTTTAAGAGCGAAAAAACAATACAAGGATTTATGGATACGCCTACTTCATCTGAACAACTCAAGTTTCATCAAATGAACCAATCATACGACAGAAACCTATATACGCCGTACAGCCTGCCAATAACTAACACAAACTTATTTAAATACAACGGTAAAACTTACGAAGTAGTAGGAGAACCTGTCGACCAAGGCGGGCAACAAGAAATCAACTTAACAAGATTGAGAGAATGTCCTATTGGCTAAGGTTAAATACGGAAATTGGGATTTAGTTAAGGAGCTTGAGGAGTTCGAAAAAGAAACGATTAGATGGGCTAAAAAAGGTATAGCCAAGACAACAACTATTATTCACAATTCAATAGTTAGTAACATGCCTGTTGACACCGGTTATCTTAGAGAAAGTGTTTCTATGGACTTTAAGAAGGGCGGATTAACAGGCGTTATTAATATCGGCAGTGAGTACGCAGTGTACGTCAACTACGGTACAGGGATATACGCAGTTGGTCCTGGTGGTAGTCGTGCAAAGAATATCCCGTGGCATTACAAAGACGCAGACGGACGTTGGCACACAACTAAAGGACAACATGCACAACCTTTCTGGGAACCAGCAATTGATGAAGGTAGAGCGTTTTTCAATAAGTATTTTTCATAAGGTGGTTAAGATATGTGGGTATCAGTAGAACGGTATCTGTTCAACAAGATATATAACAAATTAAAGAGTAACCCTATCGTCAGTAAACAACTAGGCGGTAGGGTTTTTGATTGCGTTCAAAAAGACGCTGTTTACCCATATATCGTTGTGGGTGAAACAAACGTCACTAATAAAGAAACGACAACGAGTATGTTTGAAGATGTAGGCGTAACCTTACACGTGTATAGTCAAGCGAGAAATCGTGATGAAGCAGCGCAAATTATTCAGTTTTTAGGCCATGTACTTAATACTGAATTTGAAATCGAACATTACTCATTCATTAAAAGTCGAATTGATACACAAGAAGTGATAACTGACATTGATCAGTACACGAAGCACGGTATCATTCGGCTTATTTTTAAATACAGACACAATACTTTACAAAGGAGTGTAACGAATGGCGCAGAATAAATATATTGCAGCGTTACAAATCGCTGACAAAGATTTAGCGAGCAAGCTAAAAGAAGAAGATGCTATTCTGTTAGCTAGTTTAGCTGAGGGTGGACACACAATCAGTAATGATTTAGCTGAAATGATTACAGGTGGCAAAAAAGACTATGGTCGTAACTCTGTAGAAGAAGAAATCAAGTTAACTGTTGACCGTGTTCCTGGAGACAAAGGTCAAGAAGCTTTAAAAGAGTCAGTTAAAAACTTCAAGCAGTTACGTTTATGGATTTGGGAAGTTAAGAAACGTGACGGTAAACATCACGGTACTTTCGCTTATGTAATTGTAGAAGAGCACGAATGGTCATTTGATGATGAGGATGACAAAATCGAAATCACTGCAAAAGTTAAATTTAACAGTGCTGACGGTTCTGTTGATTCATTACCACCAGAATGGCTTAATCCTAGTGCTGCTGCTCCTACAGTTGAATGGGAAGATATGGGAGCTTATACAGACTCATACGAAAACCGTACACCTAGTGCTGGCGCATAAGTTTTACGAGGGCATTAAGCCCTCTATTTTTTTGTACAAAATAACAGAAAGAGGTTAAAAAAATGACTGAAAATACATTCAATCCTATTACTGAATTAGAAATCAACGGAGAAGAAGTCGAAGCTAAAGCGACTTTTTTATTCGATAAAGCGGCTAAGAAATTTGCTAAAGATGAGCAAGACGAAAATGGTAAAACAACTAAAGTGTCTGGTTTCAATGCTATCTATAATGGCATTTTAGAACGTGATCCAATCGCAATTGCTGATTTTTGGGAATGTGCAACAGCTTATCTAGGTAAGAACGCACCTAAACGTGAAGATATCGAACAAACACTAATGGAAATTATTGATGAAAAACAAGACTCTATTGAATTGTTACAAGGTGCATTGCAAGTTTTAAATCATAGTGGTTTTTTCAAGCAGAAATCACGTCTATTCTGGACACAAATGAACTCGGCTCCATCTATGGTCAAAGAAGAAGAGAAAGAGTCTACGAAGAACGGTATCGAGTTCATGAAGAACAATTACAAAGAAATCATGGGCGAGCTACCTTACTAGATTATTCAGAAATACGGCAGATAACCAGTCAATACATAGGCTATCTTCCTTATGATGAATTAATGAGTTTGACGCCTAATGAATGGAAAGACTGGGTTGTAGGTCGTAGATTGGCGTTACTTGATGAACAAGAAACTTTATTATTTGGTGCTCAAGCTAACGGTCTTGTGCAAGCTGGTAAATCACTTAAACGATTACAGAAGCAGTTAGAGCGTGCAAGATACGAAGTACGTGGACAGTCAGAAGAATACGAACGTATGAAAGAACGTAAGTTAGCACATAACAAACGCATTAGAAATGTTCAGAAACAAGGTACACGACGCTTTATGAATTCATTACGCAATACTAGTCAAAAAGGAGGTTAGCCATGAATAAAAACTTTATGGCTCGTATATCGGCGATCATTACAGATTTCCAACGGAACATCAGAAAAGCTCAACGTATGGCAAAAACTGAAATACCCGATGAAATCGAAACACAAGTCGATGCGAATATCAGTAAGTTTAAACGAGCCTTAAACACTGCAAAAGCAATGGCTCAACGTTGGCGTGGACACACCGTTGAAATAGACGGTAACAATAACCCTATCAAACGAGCAATTGCAGTAGTTAAAGAGAAATTACAGCAATTAAGAGATAAAGAAGTAGACATAAAAGGGAATAACAATCCCTTAAAACGTTCAGTATTAGGTGCTAAGGCTATGTTGGCAACCTTACATGATAAAACGGTAAAAGTTAACTTTGATACAAGGGGAATGACAAGAGCTCAAGTATTAACTAGAGCTTTAAGTCAGTCTTTAGATGAATACGGCGACAAAATGGATAGATTAGCTACTCGTATTCGTACATTTGGTACTGTGTTTGGACAACAAATCAAAGGTGTGCTAATCGCTAGTTTTCAAGGTCTTATTCCTATTATAGCTGGTTTAGTACCCGCCATCATGGCAGTAGCTAACGCATTAGGTGTAGTTGCTGGTGGTGCATTAGGTGTAGCTGGTGCATTTGGTATCGCTGCAGGTGGTGCGTTTGCATTTGGTGCTATGGCAGTAAGTGCAATTAAGATGTTGAGTGATGGAACGTTAGAAGCAACAGCACAAACTAAACGTTATGAGGCTTCTTTAGAAGAAGTTCAATCAACATGGGGAAGTATTATCAGACAAAACCAAGCACAAATCTTCAATACGTTATCTAACGCTTTAGACACTGTTAACGTAGCTTTAGGGCGTATGAAACCATTCTTAGCAGGTATCTCTAAAGGAATGGAACAAGCGTCACAGAGTGTCTTAAAATGGGCTCAAAACAGTCAAACTGCTAGCAAATTCTTTAACATGATGAATACAACAGGTGTTAAGACATTCAACACATTATTAAGTGCTGCAGGACGCTTTGGTGACGGACTTATTAATGTATTCACTCAATTAGGTCCACTATTCTTATGGACTGCTAAAGGATTAGATAATCTAGGTAAAAAGTTCCAAAACTGGGCTAATAGTGTTGAAGGACAAAATGCTATCAAGTCATTCATTGAATACACAAAAGAGAACTTACCTAAAATAGGGCAGATATTCGGCAATGTATTTGCTGGTATAGGCAACTTAATGAAAGCATTTGCTCAAAACAGTTCTAACATCTTTGATTGGTTAGTCAAAATGACTGGAAAATTCAGAGAATGGTCAGAAGAAGTAGGAAAATCAGAAGGCTTCAAGAAGTTTATACAATATGTTCAAGAGAACGGTCCAGTAATCATGGATCTAATCGGAAATATTGTAAGAGCATTAGTAGCATTTGGTACTGCTATGGCACCTATTGCAAGCGTAATACTTAAAGTAGTAAATGCTTTAGTTGGTTTCATTGCTAAGTTATTCGAAACTCATCCAGCTGTTGCTCGATTTTTCGGTGTCGCTATGATACTAGGTGGAGTGATGTGGGCGTTACTAGCACCAATCATAGCAGTTAGTACAGTCTTATCTAACGTATTTGGAATGAGCCTTTTAGATGTAGGAAAGAAAATATTAGGTTTCTCAAGAGATTCTAAAATTCTTAAAACTGCACTAGATATCGTTAAGGGCGCTTTTAAAGTTTTAATGAATCCTATTGGTGCTTTAAAAAATGTTTTACCTTTACTAGGTGGAGCATTTGAAGGAATCGGAGTGGCAATAGGTTCTATTTCATGGCCAATTTTAGCAATTATAGGAATAATAGTGGCGCTTGTTGGCGTAATCGTTTATCTATGGAAAACTAATGAAAATTTCCGAAATATGATTATCGATGCATGGAATGGCATTGTTGACGCGATTTCCGGTGCTGTTAGTTCTATTGTTGGCTGGTTTACTCAATTGTGGTCATCTATCCAACAAACACTAAAACCTATCATGCCGATTTTACAAGAACTAGGACAAATGTTCATGGATGTTCTAGGTGGTTTAGTCATGGGTGCTATTCAATTATTAATCGGTACTTTCCAATCACTATGGCTGGCTGTTTCAGTAATTTTCACTGCGATTGGTGGAATTATTTCTGCCGCAGTACAATTAATCGTCGGTTTATTCACTGCTTTCATTCAATTTATTACTGGCGACTTCTCTGGTGCATGGCAAACCTTACAAACTACAATTTCAAACGTATGGAATACTATTTGGGAAACGATAGTATCAATTTTTACTCAAATCTCTGAATTTATTTTCAATACACTAAACTCTATACTTGGTACAAATATCACAAGTTGGAGTCAAATTTGGTCAGCAATCGTTCAATACGTTACACAAATTTGGAACAGCGTCACACAATGGTTTAGTCAAGTAGCGCAATCTGTATGGAACAAAATGGTGCAAGCTTATAACTATATTGTAAATACAGGTTCTCAATGGGTTAGTTCTATCGGCTCAACTATTTCTAATTTCTTCAGTCGAGTTGCTAACGGCTTTATGCGAGTAGTCAATTCTGTATGGCAACATATGCAACAAGCTTATCAAAGAGTTGTCTCTGGTGGCGCTCAATGGGTATCAGGAATAGTTAATGCGATGGCTAGATTTGTCCAAAGTGTAATTAGTGGTTTTATCAATGTAGTCGGTCAAGTGCGAAACGGTATGAGTCGTGCAGTTAATACGGTCAGAAACTTTATCGGTCAATTTGTTTCTGCTGGAATGGACTTAATGCGTGGTTTAGTTAACGGTATCAAGAACGGTATGGCTTGGGTAGTTAACGCAGCCAAGAATGTAGCGCAAAGTGCAGTCAATGCAGCGAAAAGTGTATTACGAATACATTCACCTTCACGTGTGTTCAGAGGTATAGGTGGATACATTTCTCAAGGTTTAGGTATTGGTATTATGAAAGACGGTAACAGAGCAATTGACGCTAGTCGACGTTTGGCTAAACACGTTACAAGTGCATTTGAACCTATGCTAAACAGTAACCTTACTTCTGATTTAGGAATGGGAATGAATGATACATTAGACGCTCACATGAGTAAAGACGTTCAACACAGTATGCAAGAAAATAATCGACCTATCGTTAATGTAACTGTTCGTAACGAGGGCGATGTTGACTACATTAAATCTTACATTGAAGAAACTAACTCTAAAGATGCAAGTTTCGGACTATTTTAAAGGAGTGATTGTTAATTGATATTACATGATGTTGAAGTTTACAAAAATAAAGAACGTTTGCGTATTAGTGACAATCGCTTCACTGGTACTGCGTTGAGAGTTGTTTCTTATGATGTTAAAGGTGCTGGCTATGACCGTAAATTTGATGAAATTGATCGTGTTAACGGTAGATTCCATAACGCTACTAAAGAAGAAAAGAAAAGCATTTCAATGATTGTGAGATACGATGTGGAAAAGATAGCTTATGCTTCTCATTTAAAAGCGAACATACAAGCTATGCTAAGAGGTCATTTTTACCTTAGAGAATTAGCAGCGTCTGAAAGTGAAATTAAATTCGAGAATATATTCCAACCTAAGGAACAATCTTTTGAACTAGAATATGTTGACGGTAGGCAGATACTTGTCGGCTTAGTTAATGAAGTGTCATTCGATACTACTAAAACGTCAGGTGAATTCACACTAGATTTCGAAACGATTGAATTACCATACTTTGAGAGTATTGGGTATAGTACAGATTTAGAAAAAGAGAGTGGTAATTTGAATAAATGGGGTATTCCAGACAAAAACCCGTTCAACACATCTCATAAAGAACGTAGATACACATTCTATGATACTAAAGTGGGCGATGTATATTACGGTGGTACAGCTGAAATAAATCAATTTAACCAAGATAGTGTTGTAGAAATGGTTCTAGGAGAAAACGTTAGCAAAAAAGATAGTGACGGTTTCAACTTCTACATGACACATAGCGACATTATGAAAATAAGTGGTTTAGAGTTGAAAGCAGGAGATGTTATAAAATTTGACGGTATCCATGTATATCGTAATAACTTACGTATTGATGATTACAACAAGACAAAACAACAACCTGTATTAATGCCTGGTTGGAACACTTTCCATACTACTAAGAAACTTCAAAAAATCACGTTTAAACACAAAAGATATTACTTGTAAGGAGGTTGCTTAATTGCCAATATTATTAAAAACGTTACAGGGCATTGGGCAATCCCTACCTGTAGAAACAAAATTAAACGAGAAATTAAATGAAGATGGCTCCTTAGAAATAGAAATGGTAGAAAACAAAGCTACATTTGACGCTATAGGGGCTATTACTAAAATGTGGACGATTACAGGCGTTGGTGGTGCTGATGATCTAAACGAATACCGTATCGTTATGTTAGACAAAACAACTGTAGGTCAAAAGGAAAAGTTAACAATCAAAGCGCGTCCTGTCGAATTAGATGACCTAAACAATTTAAGAGTGTACGAAGTATATAACGGTAGTTTTACAGGAAAAAGTTACTTTGATTTAGTTTTTAAAGATACCGGTTATAAGTATGAATTACACGCTAAGGTTTCATCTTCCAAATTCGAAAATCTAGGTAACCACGATACCAATTTAGAATTATTCAAAAAAGGTTTGGAAAGATATAACTTAGAATATGAATATAACGCCAAAACAAAGACATTTCATTTATATGATATTGTTCAAAGAAAAGCTAACTATTACATTAAAGCAGGTGTCAATGCTAATAATGTAAAAGTCCAAGAAGATGCTTCTAAGTGTTACACATACATCAGAGGTTATGGTGGCTTTGATGAGCAACAAACTTTCAACGAAGCCAGCTTGCAATATGAGTATACACACCCCTTAGCTGACTTAATAGGCAAACGCCATGCACCACCTGTTGTAGATGGACGCATAACTAAAGGGGATACACTCAAAAAAGCTATGGAGTTAGTTATACAAGAAAGTTTAAAAACGTCTGTAACACTAGATTTTATTTCTTTGCAAAAACATTTTAAAGAAGCAGTACCTAGAGTTGGGGATATTGTGAATGTGATTGATGATTTAATAGGTTTAAATGAGTTTGTTAGAATTATCGAAATCACTACGCAACGAGATATTAACAACAAGATTATCAAACAAGACGTAGTGCTTGGGGAATTTAGATTACAAGATAGATACATGAAAGCAGTAAACACTGCTGCAAATTATGTTAAAGCTATTAAGTCTAACAAATCTGATCCAGCTAAAGACTTAAGGATGATTCAAGCTCAAAACAACGCAAATACTAAGACTGCACAAGATTTGCAGAAGAAAACCGATGAAATAAAAAGAAGATTAGAAAGCGCGCATGCTAAGAGTGTTACAACTGCAAACGGTACTATTGTTCACGACTTTACACCTAAGTCTAAGATTAGGAAAGTTAAAACAATAGGTACTATTGGAGATTCTGTCGCTAAAGGTACTGGTGCTAAAACTAACTTTACTCAAATGTTAGCTAAGAAGATAAAGGCTAAATCAACAAACTTAGCTGTTAGTGGTGCGACAATGAGCACAAACAAAGATAATAGCATTTATGAACAAGCAACTAAAATTAAAGGTGATTTAATCATTGTTCAAGGTACAGATGATGATTGGACAAATGATATTAAGATAGGCACTGATAAAACGGACATTAAAACGTTTTACGGTGCCTTTTATAGTGCCATTTCTAAAATTAAGAGTAATAACCCTAAATCAAAAATAATCGTCATGACACCTACAAAACAGTGTTATATAAAAGACGGTAAGGTTGTCCGAAAAGACACCACTAAGAACGATTTAGGTTACACGTTAGCTGACTATGTAGACGTTCAAATAGACGCTTGTAATGAGTTAGATATACCTGTGTATGACGCTTATCACTCAACACAATTCAAACCCAATATACCTTCATACAGAAAATCGAGCATGCCTGACGGTGTACACCCTAACGAAAAAGGGCACGAAGTCATTATGTATGAACTAGTTAAAAACTTTTACGGTTTTTATGGCTAAGGAGGTCAAAAACTTTGAAATTAGACAATTTAATTACGAAACTTCACTCGTACTTTAGTCAAAAGTTTGTAAGTCAACTTGAAAACAACTTCGAACAAATAAAATACTGGACTAATAAAAGTGATGATAGCTTTAACGAGCATTTAACCACTCAAAAAAATGCACATACAACTGAACAAATCAAACACAAAACTACAAAAGGTCAAGATGTTGTCTTATCCAATCATGAGAACTTTCAAGACGAACTTATTGAACATCTTGTGTTAGGTCATAATGGCGACGGTAACAATGAATTAAAAGCAAGTCACACATCAATGGACGCTCAAAGTTTCGATTCTTTACATCAACGTCTATATCACGACTTTTTAAGAGAAAGTAATGCTAGAGAAGAACTAAGAGCAGACTTAACTAAAAAAATACAACGTATTGTTAATGTTGACGACTTTGGTGGAGATCCCACAGGTCAAAAGGACAGTACAAAAGCTTTCCAAGATGCATTAGGCAACGGTAACGTACAAGTAACCATGAGTGGTGGTACTTACCTTACAACAGGTATTAAAATGCCTAACAACTCTCGTTTAGTTGGACAAGGTAAAGACATTACTACAATTAAATTTATGGACGAAACACCTGCAGAAAACATTGGTATTACTAATTTAAAAATGAGTGGTAGTGCAGAGAATATCTCATTAGAAAGTTTTTCTTTTAACGGAAATAAGTTTAGACAAAACAAAACATTAAAAGCATCCGGTGGTTCTCGCTCATCTAACATTAGATTTGCAGGTGTAACTAACGGTTACATTTACAACGTTAAGTCGTATGACGCTTTACTTCACTGTATCGACGTAACATATGCAAACGACAATTATTATTACGAGGGTGACGGCAATCGCGTACCTTACTCGTTAGAAAGTAAACATATATTCATTGATAATTGTGAGGCGTATGGTTGTGGAGATGACGGTATTACTACCCACCATTCTCGTTACATCACAATTTCTAATTCCTATGCGCACACTCCAACTGGAGGGAGCAATAATAACGGTATAGAAATTGACGACGGCTCGCAATATGTTTTCTTATCGAATAACCGAACTAAAGGCAACTTTGGTGGGTTAGAAATTAAAGCGCATAGTAACGCAAGTGCAGCAAGTGGTGTGTTTGTTAACGGCCATGTATCAATCGAAGATACAAGAGCGTACAACATTAGACATATCGGACATCATAATGCTAAAACAGATTCTAAAAGTTTAACTGCATATGATGTTTCGCTTAATAACTGTTTAGCGCTTAACCCTAAATTCAATGGCGTTTATCCAGGGTCTACTCCAAGAGCATTAGTAATCAGTGCATATAGAAATGTATCTGTAAACAACTTCACAGCTATAGGTACTAGTGATTTTGGCATATTAGAAGATGGAAAACTAGACAAAAAACAACCTGCTATTGCTGTTCAATTCATGGCAGAAAACATCTCGTTCAACAACATCAATGTTCGTAACTTTAAAAATGCAGACGTTGATATTAGATTGTTCGGTGGAAGTAATAGACCGTCAAGAGTATCACTTAACAATATCAATATTTGGAATTCATCAAATAACATCGGTATTGGCGTAGGCGGAAGTATTAATGATACCAAAATTACTAACTGCAACTTACATGGTAATGGTTCGGGTATCGGATTACGATTAACTAACAACCATGCAATAGTCAATGGTGTTACATCAGACAATTACTCCACACCAGCTTGGATAGCAGGTGAAAAATACGACACTGCTCCTACAGTTGGAAAAGGTGGTGCAAGTATTGCAACCACTGGTAGTGCAGGTGTAGCGAATACAAGCGCAGTTATTGCGTCAACAGGTGGTTCAAAAGCATATAGTAGTCGTAGTTTTGTCTTAGGTTCAGGTGCTAAATCTAAAGCTTATGGATCTCGTAGTGGTATTATCAACGCACTTAATTCCGAAACAGATAAGTCAGGACATACGCAACTAATCCTTAATAGTAACAGGGTTAAATCTCCAGGAAACTATCACGTTGTTGGTGGTTATGGCTCAAAAGGTGGTCCTTCAACTTCAAATATCAAGTTTGATTTAAGCACATACTCTGGAAACCTTACTTTAGCAGGTCAACTTAAACAAGATAGTGCCGATATCGCAGAGTTATTTGAGTCACAAAATGGATTAGCAATTGATTTAGGAACTATCGTTACTTTAGACGGAGATAAAATAAGAAAAGCACAACCTAGCGACGAGCCTATTGGTGTTATTTCTGGCACTGCTGCATTAGTCGCTAATGAAAAAACATTCCACCATAAAGACAGATTCTTAAAGAACGAATACGGTGTAACAATTACAAACAGAAAACAAGTTGAGTTTGTAGACGATGAGGGCAACGTTTCATTCGAATGGCGTGATGTACCAGTAGAAAACCCTGATTATGACGATAGCATTAGTTACGAATCTCGTTCAGAAAGACCTGAATGGAATGTAGTCGGATTATTAGGCCAAATCTACACAAACATTGAAAAAGACGTTATACCAGGTGACTATATCAATGGTAGAGCAGGTGTGGGTTACAAAGATAATGTAAATGGTAAAGGTAGAGTCATGAAGATAACTTCTGAATACACTGAAGAACGTGGCTGTGCAATAGCATTAGTATTGTGGGGTGCTAAATAATGGAATTAGAAAAAGTAGGTAAACTCGATTTAAATGAAGAACCATATTTACAACCGATATCTAATAGAGGTATCGGTTTTTATAATCTCGATAAAAACACCGCTAAATTTCAATTTGTAGTACAAAAAGATAACAAACCTTTGTTAATCAGTGACAAAAACGTTAAGGGTTATGCTTTCTTTAAAGCTACAAACGGAACAGAAGAAAAACGACCTAGTACATCAGGTGTATTAGACGTAGAATTCATTGATCCGATGAAAGGATTGATAGGTGTTACGGTGCCTCAATGGTTTTTAAAAAACGTTGTCGATTCTGAAGTGTTGGGTGAAATTTACTTATCACTCAATGATGTAAACAATGTAGGAAATGACGACACTGTTGTATTAGGTACTTTTAAATTTACAGTACGTGATAGTCTTATTAATCAAATAGAAAGTGATATCAAAGTATCTTACATTCGTATGTTTGATGACTTACGCACAGAATTAGAAAAGAAAGTGCAACAACTCAAACAAGATATAGGCGATACACAAACGCTGATTGAATCTATTAAGCAAACAGCTGAAGAATATCTCGTTAAAATAAACAAGGCTCAAGCAGACGCTCTTATTGCCATTACAGACGCGTTACTTACTTCTAATCAAAGTATCGATTTAGAAAGAGAAGAAGCTTTAAGACAAATAGATGCTAAACGTGACGCTATCAAGACAGATTATGATTTAGCTTCTGATACGTTCAAAAAAACTTACGAAAGCAATGTGGACGCTTTTAATACAAATGTTAATCAGGCTAACACAACAATTGACGAAAAACTACAAACATTCAACGAAACTCTTGAAAGAGATGGTTTTACTACCCCTGAATATGTAGAAAATAAGTTTACAGAAAAGAATTGGCAAAAATTTAAATTAACAAATGATGATGGCACTAACTTTTATGACTCTAGCTTACAAATAGATTTCGATAATAATGAACAATTAACTGCTTTACCTATTGGCACACGATATGTTGCTTTAACACTAAACAACCCTCCTGAAACTAACAACAATGGTTGGTTAACGAAGTTAAAAAGAGGTGATGACGCAATACTAATACGTTATCAACCTTACAATTCAACCGTTATATACCAAAAAAGATTTTACAAAACGTGGAGTGGTTGGGAGCGTGTTGGTTCAGATGTTGTAGATACTGGTTGGATTGATTTGCAACTAGTAAATAGTGCATCCCCTCATAATGATTTAGTTTCTAAAGGTGGTTTCACTAGTGCGTATAGAACAATTACTCAAAATGGTATTACTAGAAAAATGATACGCATTAATGCAACAACTATCAAACACGGTCAAACTATTGCGATGTTACCAAAAGAGTTTGTTAGAAACTTAGTATTTTTCTCAATTAGTGCACCTAGAAATAAAAATAATGGACGTATTTCGTTGAACACGTCAGGAACGGTGAACTTTGATGCTACTGTAGATCCTAGCGCATGGACTGATACAGATTATATCTATGGTCAATACGAATGGACGGAGTGATGAAATGAAAGTAGTTTATTTATGGAAAAACGGACAAGCTGTTATCGTCTATAAAAATGAAGAAGATGAATATGTTTATCCGAATGAAAAATGGACAGACAACAAACCTCCACAAGGTATTATATTGCCTTGCTATTACGACGGTAAGCAATGGGTAGGTCAAACTGAAGAAGAATTAGCGAAGTCACTACCTAAAATAGAAACTCCTGTCGATAATAAAGATATAGCTATAGCCGAACTAACAAATCTAGTAGTTGATTTACAAGAAGAAGTGAACGATTTAAAACAAACTATTGCTCGTTTAACAGAAGAACAAGCAAACCAAAAATTGGGGGAATCTTAATATGGATAAAATAGTAATCGATTTATATAAAAAGGGTTTATACACTGACGAAACTTTTAAAAAGTTTGTTAGGGTTAGATGGATTACGCCAGAACAATTTAAAGAAACAACAGGTAAAGATTACGAGCCACAGGTTAAATAACTTGTGGTTTTATTTTTTAAGTAAAGTTGGTGCTATATGAAAAATAATATGAAAGATTTAACTTTAGCTGAAATCATAGCTTCTGTAATGGTTTTTTGTTATGGCTTCAGAGAATTTTTAAGAGGCTTTTTTTGGATAAAAGAACAAGACGATGTTTTAGATGACAGTTCTTTTTACTTAGCTTTAGATAACATTTTGCCTATTTGGGGGTGGGGAATCATTGTTATGTTAGCAGGCATCATTGTCATCATTTCGGCAATATTTGTTAGCTCTGCAGACCAAAATTCTAATTTTAGTAAATTTATTTTAGTCGGTGGTTTTATGTCTGCTATCTTATATTTCTTGATGACGAGTGCAAGCATCTACCACTCTATAAATTGGCTTACAACTGTTCATATGGGCTTGATGTCAGCGACAGGATTTGTTGTTTCTTACATCGGAGGTGCTGATTTATATGCCAGAAGAAAGTAATTACGTTTTAAGGCATGAATGGATTGAAAGTAACGGTAAAATATACGAGAAGATAAATGAAAATGACAGAAAAAACATTGAAGCCTTAAGCGATTTAAGAACGAAAGTTGAGACACAAACCACCTTACAACAACAAACATACGAAGCTCAAAAAGAAACTAACATCAATATCAAAGACTTAACTAGTGTAATGACTAAGGTAGGCACGGAAATGACTGATATAAAGTATAAAGTAATGTCACATGATGAAAAAATAGATGCAATACAAGGTAGCATTGAAACTAAGAAAAAAGGTAGTGTGCAAGTAATAGTAGCGCTAATTGGGTTAGCCGGAACTATCGTTGGTGGTGCCTTTGCGTTTGCTCAAGCCTTTTTTTAAAAGTCGGTACATATTGTATCGGCTTTTTATTATGCCAGAAATGAGGTGCATATATGGGATTACCTAGTCCTAAAAGAAGAAAGCCTACTGCTTCTGAAGTTGCAGCATGGGCGAGAAGTATGATTGGTAGAAGAGTTGATGTGGACGGTTATTATGGAGCACAATGTTGGGATTTACCTAACTACATTTTTAATAGATATTGGCATTTTAGAACAACAGGAAACGCTATTGCTATGGCATGGTATAGATATCCTAAAGGTTTCAAATTCTATAGGAATACTAGAAACTTTGTTCCGAAACCTGGTGACATGGCAGTTTGGGGAAAGGGTTCCTTTAATAACGGTGTTGGTCACACAGCTGTTGTAATTGGTCCATCTACTAAAAGTTACTTCACTAGTGTGGATCAAAATTGGATCGGTGCAAATAGTTATACAGGCTCGCCTGGTGCCAAAATCAAGCATAGTTATAATGGTATAAGCGGGTTTGTCAGACCTCCTTACCACGCCGAAACAAAGAAACCATCAAAATCAAGTAGTACACCGTCTAAACCATCTTCTGACAATACTCCTAAGAATACAAAAGAACAAACAAAACCTATCATCAAAGAAGTAACCAAAGTTTCTTATACTTCTTTTGCTTACGATTTAGATGACAAATTAGAATACATTTATCATTACATGGTAGAAGGACAAAAAAGCATAGGGAAAGTAAAAGGTATTTACATCAAAGAAAGTACACATATGCGTTCTGTTGAGGAATTGTACTTACAACGTAATAAATATGTTAACGAAGATGAATATCCACATGTATATATTGACCGTGAGCGTGTATGGACACCTAGACCTGATTCAGAAGAAGCACCAGAACATCCAGGTTGGCTTGTTATGGAAGTTTGCGGAGGACAAACGGATAGTAAACGCCAATTCATGCTCAATCAAATCAGAGCATTAATCTACGGCGTTTGGTTGCTAAGTTGGAGTAAGGTAAAACTTTCTGAATCGTCAATCAAAGCAGATCCTAACATATGGCGTTCTATGAAAGATTTAATCAATTACGACTTAATCAAAAATGGTATTCCTGATGAGAGCAAATATAAAGAAGTCGAAAAAAAAATTATCGGTTTATATTTGAAAAGAGATAAATTACTTACAGAAACAATTACTACAACAACTACAAAGACAACGATAAAAATTAAACCTAAAACTTCGGTCGACAATCCTTCGCAGAACGATAAGCCGACAGGCAAAACAACAAACAGAAATTCAAATAAACCTCGTGTAGTTGTAGAGAAAAGTAAATATACTTTCCAACAAGCGCTTAATGCACAAATGGCTCATGGCATGCCTCAAAAATCTTATAGTTGGGGTTGGGGCAATGCTTCTAGGTCACAAACAAGTAAGTATATGAATCCTAACACTATATGGAATAGTTCTGTACAAAGGTATCAAATGTTGGATTTAGGTAAGTATCAAGGTATATCAGTAAGTAAGTTGAATAAGATACTTAAAGGTAAAGGTACATTATCTGGACAAGGTAAAGCTTTTGCAGACGGTTGTAAGAAGTACAATGTAAATGAAATTTACTTAATCGCTCACGCTTTCTTAGAGAGTGGATATGGCCGTAGTAACTACGCTAGTGGACGATATGGCATTTATAACTATTTTGGTATTTCTGCATATGATAACAACCCAGATGCTTCAATTGCATACGCTAGACGTCAAGGTTGGACTAGTCCACGTAACGGTATTATAGGTGGCGCTAAGTTTGTTAGAAAACAATATTTTAATAAAGGTAAAAACACATTATACAGAATGCGTTGGAACCCTAAAAACCCTGGTTACATGCAATACGCTACTGCGATTGAATGGTGTAACTTCCAAGCTACAACTATTAGTAGCTTATATAAAAAAGTAGGATTAAAGGGTATGTACTACATTCGAGATAAATATAGATAACAAGGCTATTCACTGTCAGTGGGTAGCCTTTAATAATCAATAAGAGGTGCATTTATGGTACAAAAATTACAAGATGTAGAAACAAATATTAATGTTAGTACTGTAGAAAATGGCTTTATAGGAGCTAATTTCTATACAGAAGACGACGGATCTTCATATATTCGCATTGCTATTAAAGATAACAACGAGGCCCTTAACTTCAACAACACGGATATGACACCTCGATTAGATTTATTTAGTTCAGATGGTTCTATATTTACAAATGAACCTTTAGACATCCTTGTTCCAGAAGGAGGGGTTATCCAATATAAGGTATCAGACAATGTTATTAAACATGCAGGTAGAATGGATGCAAAGTTATTTTTAGCTAATAGTAAAGATAGTGTGCATGTCGCTAACTTTTATTTCACTATCACAGACAGTGGAATGACTGGACCGATTGGTAAAGAAATTCATGTAGATTCGTTACAAGATTTAGTAAAAAATGTTATGAAAGAGAATGCTATAGGATTATTAGATGATGATTTTAAAGATAAGTTAGAAAACGATTTAAAAGTATATATGGAGGAAAATGCTGATACATTCAAAGGAGAACAGGGCGCTCAAGGCGCAATTGGTCTACAAGGACCTAAAGGAGAGCCTTTCCGATACGAAGATTTCACGCCAGAGCAACTCGCTAATTTGAAAGGAGAGCGGGGCGTACAAGGTATTCCTGGTGAAGATGGGAAACCATTCACATATAGTGATTTCACTCAAGAGCAGTTAGAGTTGTTAAAACCTAACTGGACGGACACAGATTGGCAATCACTTCCACTTGTTAATGGAGTTGCACAAGCCGGCATATATAACAAACCTTCTTATAGACTGGTTTCAATTAATAATGTTAACGTAATATTCATTAAAGGTGCAATAAGTGGCGTAAGTATGAAAGAAATGGCTTTTGCGAAATTCCCTAAAAACATTGGGGATATGATAAAAGATTATAAACAATACACGAAATCGAGTATTAATACGAGTCAAGCGATTATCTATAATATCACCATCGCTCAAGGTGGCGATTTAAAAATTACATTTGATCCTAAGTATGAAGTGAAGTCGTATGACATGTACTACATTGAAGGAACAATTGTTTTATAGGAGGTAAAATATGAAAACAAAACAAATTTATTTCTATGATGGAACTCCATATTTGGTTATAGAAAACAAAAGAGGAGACATGGAATTCCCGAAAGGAAAATGGACAGAGATAGAACCTCCGGAAGGGATATTTACCCCTTGTCATTTTGACGGAGAAAAATGGATAGGAACATCACATGAAGAATGGTTAAAAAAACAACCTAAAGTTGAAATAGAAGAAATTCCCGATGATAAAGATATTTTAATATCGGATTTAACTTTACAATTAATGAAAACACAAGATACAGTAGCAAATCTACAAAATGATATAGCGAATTTAACATTACAAGTTTTGGAGAGTGATATTAATGCGTAACATAGGTATCAGATACTATAAAATGGGTTTATACAATGAAGAACAATTTGCTTTATTTGTTAAAAGAGGATTTGTAACACCAGAAGAATACTTAGAATTAACTGGTGTTGAATACGATCCTGAAAAAGCACATGCATAACTAATTCACCGGACTAAAAAGTCCGGTTTTTTATTGGAGGTAAAACATGCTAATAAATGTACTTAATTTAAATGACTCTCAAGACGGTAATCGCATTAAACAAGGCGATTTATCACATATGCGTTATATCCTAACAGATACTAACAACGATGATTTAAAACTTGACGGATTACCTGCAAAAGTATTTTTGACAGATGAAAAGGGTGTTAAATATATCTACGACACAACTGTTAGAAAAAGTGATGATAAATATACTTGCGATGTAGTTATCAATCAAATTATCCCTGCTAACATATACACACTGGAAATATGGGTGGATAACAAGTATGTATTCCCGTCTGATAAGAAAACGAAAATTCAAGTGACAGAGAGTGTGATTGGTAGACAATTAATCAACACACAAAACCATGATTTATGGCAAGAAATGATTGAATACGGTGTAAAAAACGGATTAATTAAGAATCAAACTGAAAGCGAAGAAAATTTTGTCATTGGAGAAAACGAACCGACTGACACAACTAAAATTTGGATTGACACTACTGGAGGTAATGAATAATGAAAGCTATACCTAAAATTTTTGACAAAGAAAAAGGGCAATGGATTGAGTTAATGGCTAAACCTATAGCAGAGGAAGTAGTTAAAATTATGAAAGAAGATTGGTTGTCTAATAAAAAAACGATTGATTATTGGTTGCTAAGCTATAAAGAACAAGGTATGGCTGAACCTATTCAAGTTGCTATATTTACTGATGGCAATGAAGTTGATGAAACATTAAAAAGTAATTTAGAGTGGAGTTTTAACGGTTATGTATCTAATCTACAAAACAAAAAACTCTTTAATTTACAGGGTTTTATAAACGATTGCTATAGTAGAAAAATAGAATTACCTAAACAATTCAAAGTCAACGCTACTGTAAATTTCGATAGTTTAGATGAGCCTATTTACTTACAGGAAATCGACAATATAACTACT